CCCAGACTTAATCTTGCTCTTAAGATATTTTACAGTATCAAAGTCTTCAATCGAGCGGTCTTTACTTGCTTGATTGTAACTTGGTACGAAATTATTGATAGTCTTAGCTACTTTGTAGTCCTGGACAATTCGTCTCTTAAAGTAACCTGGGATATTTATACCTAATCGATAAATATCTCCTTCACAAAAGAAGTCCACTATTTCGTGGAAAAGAGGATTATGGTGACAATTTTCTAGTATCATAATCCATCGGAGTATCTCCATACGTTCATTCCACTTACGTGGATCATGAAATCTCTCCGGATTCATCCCAGCGTTGAGAGCCAATACGGTGGGATAGCAACCTGCAACTATGTCGGTTCCTTTAATCTTAATATCTTTATCAAAGAAACGTTGCAAGTAATGTAGCGTGTCTTCGGATAAGTCCTGCTTACTCTCTTCGGCTTCCAAACCGCATAAGCTAGAACATTCCTCGATTACTTGTGCAAAATTAATATTATCATTATGGGTCATTGCGCCATCGTCACCTAGTAACTGATTACCTACTAATGGCACTCGTTGGTTAATGAGTTCATGTACGAATTCTGACATAATAGATTCGGCTAAGTTAGTCCATCCTGACCCTGAAGCTAACCCATGAGTCCCGATTATCATTTCATCTTCCTTATGCATAATTGGAATATTCACGCAATGTAGAAGAGATTCTAATAATCCAGCTCTATATTTTGGCTGGAAAACGGGAGCAACAATATCATACACAATACGCATTTGGTCTTCTGCCATGGTCTGATCCATTCCTTTATAATCCATTGAGGCCTTATATTTTGCAGAAAATGCGTGTTGTTGATGCATAGCAATCTCTACGTCGTCAAATCCTTCCCAAGCACTAAAGCTTAAGACCTTATGAGAACGTATAGCATCCATGATCGGTATAACATATTGCTTTTCAACTAAATTAGTTGACATAGGAAACATAAAAATGAAACGAGGTTTTTGGCGAATACTTCTGCTTCCTAAGACGGCTGGATACTCCTTCCATTTACCGCTTTTTGCGTCCTGAACGGCCTTCGATTGCACTTCCGGGGCGTTACGTTTACTGAAGTCTGGTAGTCCACTGTTTGTGTTGACCTTGTCCTCTTCAATATCCGATTTTAGGACCTGCTCTGGAGTAAGAGCTCTAAGAGAATGACTTTTAAAAAGCCTATCTCGGACAATTTTGACGATCTGATCATACTCAGGAGATTTTCTGATCGGAGCTGGTTTGAACCGTGTAAAGTAAAGCTCAAGATCGCTCATTCTTTCACGTAATGGAGGAAAACCTCCTTGTTGTCCAAACTTAGACCATCGCGTATCTTCATACGCTATTAACCTAGGAAATCTATCAGCATAACGGGATAGAACTTCTTTCCATTTCCCTTGGATCGATTCACTAGTCTGACCTTTGAATAGCGGGCTTCGAACATTTGGCATCGCACCATCGCGTATGCGCTCAAAGTGACCGGAGATTCCTGTCGCTTTCTCGGACAAAATACTTGCTCGTTGAACTGCGTCAACTTTGACTATTTTCATAGAACAGTCTCCT